ATGTTAGCAACTGCGGCTGACATTGTTGCAGACCCATCTGCACCAGATGCCTTTGTACAAGGTATTATGGAGAGTAAAGAGTGGGTATGGGATAATGGTAGACTAGTCGAAAGAGATGTTGATGCTTGGAGAAAAGAAATTCGAAGTGCATCAAGAAGAAAACTAGAAGAAAAGAAGTTGGAAATTTTTGGGAATTTTCTCAAAAATCTCTAGTATTATAAATAATTGTTAAAAAACGAGAGTTCTTTAAAGGAGATTAATATGACTGAAGAAAATAAAAAAGTCGTGGCGATAGAGGAGATTGAAAAAGAACTAACTGAAGACGAGTTAGTTGAAAAAGCAAACCCTCAAGCTTCTGCTCCAACAAAGAATGCTGTGGCGCCAGAAGGGTCAAACATTGCAAAAATGGCAAAGTATGATGATTTAGGTGCTCCTGTTGTTAAACCAACAGACAGCAATCCGGACGCCACAAAGAAATCAACACAAGCAAAGGACCAAGTTAACAAGAAAGCAAAAGAAGGCGATGCGAAAGATGAAACACCTGATACAGAAAAAGGTGTTACAAAAGTTTCACATCCAGGTCAGAAAGAAACAGTTAAAGCACAGAAAGACCACGAGATGATTAATGCTGACAAGAAGATGTTAGACGATACTTATGGTGAAGAAGTTGAGTTAGATGTTTCTGCTGACGTAGATGCACTTGTTAAAGACGAGGACCTTTCAGAAGAGTTTAAGAATAAAGCAACTACAATTTTTGAGGCAGCTGTAAAAGCAAAAATTACAGAGCATAAAAAATTGTTAAATGCTGAGTTCGATAAGAAATTAGAAGAGAGTATAGAATCTGAGAAAGAAAAACTTTCAGAAAAAGTTGACACATACCTATCTTATGTTGTTGAAGAATGGATGAAAGAAAACTCTATTGCTATCGAAAGAGGCATTAAGGGTGAAATCGCAGAAGATTTTATCACTGGTTTAAAGAAACTTTTCGAAGACCATTACATAGATGTGCCTGATGAAAAGTATGACGTACTAGAAGACCAGTCTTCAAAAATTGCTGGACTAACTGAGCAATTAAACAAAGAAATTCAAAAGAATGCTGAACTTTCTAAAAAAACTGGTGAGTATAAGAGAAACGACATTATAAATGAAGTTTCATCTGACCTTGCTGATTCACAAAAGGAAAAATTTAGCAAACTTTCTGAAGAAGTTGAATACTCTGATGAAGAAGAATTCAAATCAAAACTAAAGACTATTAAAGAGTCTTATTTTGGTGAGAAAAAATCTGAAACAGACATAGATGATGTTACAGCAGGCGACTCTCAAGAGCAACTCGCTCCTGAGTTAAATAAGGCAATGGCTGCTTATACCGCCGCTATTAGTAAAACCAAAGACATTAAGTTGTCTAAGAAAATATAAGGGAGAAAGATATGTATTTATCTGAAACATACGAAAAAAAATGGCAGCCAGTCTTAGAGCATCCCGATTTACCAAAAATTGAGGATAGTTATAAGCGAGCTGTTACATCTGTAATCTTGGAAAACCAAGAACGTTCAATCAGAGAAGACAGAGCATTCCTTAGTGAGGCATCTCCAAGTGTAACTCCTACTAACGCAACCGGAGCCAGTATCGACAATTGGGACCCGATTTTAATTTCGTTAGTAAGAAGAGCAATGCCTAACTTGATTGCTTACGACATCTGTGGCGTACAACCAATGACTGGTCCGACCGGTTTAATCTTTGCTATGAGAGCGAGATTTGACAGTCAGACTGGTACAGAAGCCTTATTTGATGAAGCTGATACAGACTTTTCAGGAAGAAACAAAGAAGGTTCTTCAGTTGACGGTTTCTCTAGCACTGCTCACGCAGGAACAAACCCTAAATTGTTAAACGATAACCCTGCCGGTACTTACACAAAAGGTACTGCAATGACCACAGCAGCTGCTGAGGCATTAGGTGGAACTACTGATAACAGATTTGCAGAAATGGCATTCTCAATCGAGAAGTCAACTGTGACTGCTAGAAGTAGAGCATTAAAGGCTGAGTATACAATGGAACTTGCTCAAGACCTTAAAGCAATTCACGGTTTAGACGCAGAAACAGAATTAGCAAACATTCTGTCTGCTGAAATTCTTGCAGAGATTAATAGAGAAGTTGTTAGAACTATTTACATCAACGCAGAAATTGGAGCATCTGACTCTAGTTCAACTGCAATTGGTTCAGTAAGTGCTATCAACACAACCACTGCTGGTATCTTTGACTTAGATACAGACTCAAACGGCAGATGGTCAGTTGAGAGATTTAAAGGTCTTATGTTCCAAGTTGAAAGAGAAGCTAACCAAATTGCTCAAAGAACCAGAAGAGGTAAAGGTAACATCTTAATCACAAGTTCTGATGTTGCATCTGCACTTCAAATGGCAGGAGTTTTAGACTATGCTCCAGCATTAAATAACAACCTACAAATAGACGACACTGGAAACACTTTCGCAGGTGTTTTAAATGGTAGATACAAAGTATACATTGATCCGTATTCTGCTAACTCAGCTGACGACCACTATTTCGTAGTTGGTTATAAAGGTTCTTCACCATATGACAGTGGATTATTCTATTGCCCATATGTGCCATTACAAATGGTAAGAGCAGTTGGAGAGAACAATTTCCAACCAAAGATTGGTTTCAAAACTAGATACGGTTTACAAGCAAACCCATTTGCTGAAGCTGGTACTGGTGATGCAGCTGTAATCAACGGTTCAGGAAGTGCGAACTCTAACAGATATTACAGAAGAGTACAAGTAGCAAACTTAATGTAGTATTACTTACATCTCACGAAAGAAGGGTGTCCATTCTGGACGCCCTTTTTTTTGGCATAAATAGTAGTATGACAGTATCAGGATTACAAAGACAACCTACTCAATTAGACTATGCAAACCCAACGCAGTTTAAGTTTAGTATGATAAAACTACCAAAGGTAGAATACTTTTGTACGAAAGTAGAATTACCAGGTTTATCATTAGGTGAGTCAACACAAGAAACAAGATTTAAAGACATACCCATACCCGGTGATAAACTAACGTATGATGATTTAACTATGTCTTTTATGGTAGATGAAAGTTTAGAAAACTACCGAGAGATACACGGTTGGTTAGTTGGTTTAGGTTTTCCTACTAAACATTCTGAGTATAGTAACTTAGTTAGTTCAGGCACAGATAGATTTCCTATATCTACAGTTTCTAGTGGTGCAACAGACCCAGGTAATGTATCTAAACACACAGTCGACCAAGGACCTATATTGTCAGATGCTACACTTACAATATTAACAAGTAAAAATAATCCTGCCCTTGAAGTAAGATTTAAAGACTTATATCCTACTGCTCTATCAGGATTATCTTACGACCAACAAGCATCAGATGTAACTTATTTAACAGCAGATGTTACATTCTCATATTTAATTTATGAATTTGCCACTGTTGGTTCATCAACAACAACGGTGACCACGTCTTAAAAACTTGACAAACTTGAGGTTTTTTGTTATATTATTTTATGTTTGATTTACCTAAAAATAAAAAAATATATGTATCATTTTCGGGTGGTGCGGACAGCTCTCTATTATTATATGAACTTTCAAAATATCATAATGATAGAAAAATTGTACCATTAATATTTGATACAGGTAAAGAACCAGCATATAGAAAACAAGAAAAATGTAAAAAGATTTTAGATGTTATAACAAAAGAAAATAATTATATATTTGAAGAAAAACATTTAATAAGAGCAGAGGGACATTCTCCAAGACCTGTTGACTTTTATAAATTTTTTCAAGAAAATGAAGAAGGTCACGTTATGTTAGGAATCACAAAAAATCCTAATATTAAGTTAGGTGACCACGAACATATAGATGAACAAAGAAGTAAAGAAGGTAATTATGTTTGTGTTAATGGTGATGTATTAGATTTATCAGAAACGCCTTACTCTAAATTAACAAAGAGAGATATAGCATTAAAATATTATGAATACGGTATTCACAATAAATTGTTTCCACTAACATTTAGTTGTATAGTAAACACAGAAGAACATTGTGGTAAATGTTGGTGGTGTCAAGAAAGATTGTGGGG